AGCGTTTGCCCATGAGAGAGACATCTGCCACACCCTTACGCAACTCGATCAGACCGTCTTTCCCTGCGCCGCCCTCAGAACCGTATCGAACGCCAACTCGATGTGAGCTGACACTCTGCGGATCTTCAATGACCTTGAAGGTATGACCCTTGTCTTCTGAGTAAGCGTGGACACCCTGAATCTGTGCCTGGTTCTTCAGGATCTCAGGGTAGGGCGTGCCAGGAGGACACAACACCTTGTTTGTCGTCATCTTGCCAGTTCCCTGTTGCTGGGCGCTGAACTTGTGTACAACATAGCCCTCTTCTTCGAGAATCGAAAGCGCAGTGTTCATCTTCTCTTTGCTGATGCCCAGGTGGAGTTCCTGACCACTACCAACGTCGATGTACTTTGCTTCCTTAACTCGATTTCGAAGAGCAGACGCTGTGTTCTCGAGAACGTCGTTTCGCGCTTTTGCCGAGGGGTTCAAGAGAGCACGAACAGATGACTCGTTAAGGCCCATCTGCTTTCCAATGGCGCTTGCGCCCATGCCCTTGTCTCTGAGCCTTGCCGCAACAGACTCCTGTTCCTTGCGCTTCTCGCTTTTGGCGATAGCACGCTTTGCACGAAGAGCTGTGGTTGTTACACCCAACTTCTCGGCAATCTGAGAATCAGTATGTCCTTTTGACTTGAGCTCATCAACGCGAGACATGAAATCGCCTCCACGCTGATTGGGGTCTTGACCTGAGCCGAACGGGTAGCGCCCAGAATGACGAGGCGTCCCGTAGTGCTTGATTACTTCATCAGTCACGAATCGCCTCCATCCTCACTTGATCGATCTTCCTGTCGAACGCGACGATGCGGTCCATGATGTGAACGATGTCCTCGAGTTCTGGTACGAGCTCCTCGATTTCATCATTCTGGTAGATCCGGAGTTCAATCTCGATCTCACCCGGTGGGATGTGGTATTCGAGACAGAACATTGCCGCGTAGGCCTCAAGTTGATGCATCGAGGTCGGCGCCAGTCCGTTCTTCAGATCATGGATGCGCAACAGGTTGTTTCCAGACTTGGGGTTTCGTCTGAAAGAGATTGCATCAGTCGTGCCGAAGCAGTTGGCTGAGTAAACCAGGGGTTGTTCCGGCGTCATCCTGTAACCGATGGCGTCGTTCACGTACATGTTCAGAGTCTTGCGCGAGGCCTGGAGCTTGATTCTCTCTCGGATCAGTTGCGCAGCGATGTCATGAAGACGGGTGCCACGCTCTGCTTCCTTGTGACGGAGAAACGTTTGGACGAGTTTGTCATCGTCGTAGTTGATCCAGTGGTACTTGCTGGGACTAAGAAACGCGTGAAGCCCGATGAGTTCCGAATGCGAGTTGAAGATCATGCAGGACTTCCTCTTTGTTCTCGGGGTAGATGAAACTTGAGAAGGACATGGAGTCGATCTTGTCGACCCACCAGTCCTGGTTCGGTCGCTTATCTGCCGTGGCAGAAGGCTTGACCTCGAGGAAGGCATACTTGTTCTCATAGAAGATCACCCAGTCGGGAATGCCCTGAATGCAGGCAGAGTTACCGATAAGGATGATGCAACCTGGGAAGAGCGCTTCGATCTCCTTATGCAGGAGGTCTTTGAACTTACCCTCAGGTGTTGTTCGAGCCATTTGTACACCTCCTCAAAGTCAAGCCTCCATGTGTCACAGACCGAGAATGGTGAGGACCTCAGCAGCCATGGCAGCCCGATCGGAATCGGAGACAGGACCAGAAGTCTTCACCGGGTTCGGCTTGTAGTCATCGATCGCCAGGGGCGTGATGGAGAACAGGCCGGACACCTTGTTGGTGTCGCTCTCCCACTTGAGGATCGCGGCGAGAAAGTCGATGGATGCACGACGCAGGTGCGACGCGTGTGAGACGAGCACGTAGTTGTGCACACCCATCTTGATCATCTCAGGAACGGTGCTGGTCGCATTCCCGACAGTGGAGTTGCCAGCTGTCTTGAACACGCGGTCAGCGGAGAGGCCGTTGTCCACGAGCCAGTTCCGACCAGCCGCAGCTTCAGTCACACCGTTGTAGGGCTTGCTTCCGGACACGATGACAATCGAGCCGGGGTTTGCGTTGGCCTGTGCCAGAGCCAGCTGTAGACGCTGGACGAACTTCTTGGACACCGTGCCATCGGGGTTCAGCTTCGTGCCGAGGACGACGATCGCGAGATCTGCCCGAGCAACCAGCAGCGGTACGAACGACAGGGACATGCCCATGTTGATGTGCCGCCAGGCATCGAGGAAGATGCCGAGGAGCGGTCCGTCATGCGGCGCGACGATGCTCATGCGCTTGATGTGGACAGACCAGTTCTGGTTCTTGACGAAGGCGAGGATCGCGGCCCTTGCGTGCTGTGCAACGGTCTTCAGGTTGATGATGTAGGTCCACCCACCATTCCGAACACCAGAGCGGCGCTTGTACGCCTTGCGGATTCGAACCTCGTAGGAGGCCTGTTCGCCGGGCTTGCCGCCGGTTGTGGTGTGCAGTTCGGTCTGCTCAGGTGAGAGCATCTCGCCGTGATCGAGCATGGACGCGATGTGGTGACCAGGTTCGAGCAGTGCACCGCCAGGCCGAAGCTTGGATAGATCACCGTCGAAATGGTCCACGTTGTACATGCCGGTGGCGCGAGCCTTCTGGGCGATGTTGCGGGTGGAGGTGCCGGTCTTCAGATCCCAAGGGATGCCGGCGAGCCAGGCGAGGATGGCGAAGGCTGCGGAGCAGTCGACTTCCTTCATCTTGATGAGAGTGTGGTGGACGCGGTCGAGAACGGACCAACGGCGAATTGCGCCTTGGTTGTATCCGGTCTTGATCCGATCCATGAGTCGTCCGAAGTAGACGAACTTCTTCTGGACGATGTTCACTCGAGACCACTCTCGCCTTCGAGGTTCGGGTCGAGGGGCGTGTTGAGTGCCACCCCTTCCAGCTCCTCATCAGTGACGAGATCTTCGTGTTCGATGGGGAAGACTGCGATGATGGGATCGTCGTCCTCTTCGATCTCTGACGGTTCGGGTTCCATGATTGCTCCTTTCAAGAGCGAAAATTAGGATGCGTTGTACAGTTAGTGCACATTGTATCCTATTATCTACTATACGCGATGTTTTTCGCGCGAGGTGACAGATCAGAGTCCAGGTGGCCAAATCCCAGATTTTTCGCATAAGTCTCATTACGATAAACACTGCTTTTTCACGTATTAACTTAGTAGTAGTAATGGGTTTTTGGCCAATCGGGCATCCAATGTGGTGTTGACTACGCGGTATAGGGTGGCCATTTCAGTTTCAGATTTGGCCACTCTGCCCGCTTTTTTGGCCACAGCGTCCTTACGGTGGCTGCCAGCCCCTAACAGATCACGGCTTCCAATCCTTTTCGTTGAAGTTCTTCTTGTTCCTGAGAGCCTTCATGATCGCTGAGTCTATCGGTGACATCGAGCGCAGGAAGTAGTAGTACAGATCAACGAACGGAGTGTCGAGACGATCCACACGCCCCTTTGCTTGTTCTGTCAGTCGCCAGGAGTAGTTGAGGGAGTAGAACACAACCGTGTCAGTCTCCACACAGTTCCATCCCTCTGCTCCTGATGTGTACTGAACGAGGTAGACCCATGTCTCGTTCTTAGGGATCGGCTCATGCTTGTGACCGTTCCACTCAGCCACTGCAAACCAAGGGGGCAACGTCTCTTCCAGCGTCCTCAAGATCTCCAACTCATAGTCGAAGTTGTAGAAGACGATTAGCTTTGGATGATCCTCGGTGAGCTTCTCGATAGTAGTCAGCCGGCTCAGGTCGCTGTTGACTACCTTGCGCATGCAGACGTACAACTCCGAGACATCCTTGATGGGCCTGTTCTCGAAGACGTTCCACCTACGTCGTACCGTCAAATCCCACGCGGTCTTGTCGTACTCAGCCACCTTCCAGACGTTGTGTCTGACTGTGTGACGTTCGTACGGCATCTCAACAAGGAGCTGTTTCCTGAGACGTACTAACCGTCCCTGGTCGAGATAGCGATCGATCTTCGGGTACTTACCACCGAATCGGTAGACGATGTGCCGGTCTTTGAACTCTGTGATGTTCTTGTAGAACCCGTTGGCTATGAAGACCGGAGCATAGTCCAACCAGGTATCGCCGGGTGTAGCTGAGAGTAAGATCCACTCGTTCTTAGCAGCGATCTTCTTGAATGCCTTAACCCACGCTCCAGTTCCCACGAGTCTCTGCTCGTCGAACACGAAGAATGAGTTAGCAACGTCCTTGTAGTTCCCGATGTTGTTCCACGAATCAACCGTGATCGTGACACCATCAGTGGTAGCGTCGAGGTCTCGAGTGAGTGCGAAGCGGGCTGCTTCCCTCTCCCAGTCAAGACTGTCTCTTTTTTTCGCAGTAGTGATGACGTAGAGATTTACCGGGTTTTTCATCGGTTTTGTCTCTCCGTGGCAAT